ATTGAAGTTGTGGATAGAAATGACTGGGTAGGTCAAATGAATATCGTTGGTGGTGAGAAGATAATAATAAAGTTTGGTTATATCGATCTTCCAGTAAACCAAAGTCCAGTTGAATTGAAGTTCACAATTGTTTCCTCTAAAATTATAAATGATTTTGCAAATGTAAATGAATTAAGATATGGGGTTGCAGATAAGCATATTGTTTATAGAATGGAATTCATGTCTTCTGAATTTTTTGATAAAATATTCAGTACTTCATTTTTAAATCTAGATAAAGACTTTATTGGATATATTTCAATTGGTTCGGATGAGGAAGAACAATCTGGTTCAAATCAAAATAAAATACCAGGTCTTATAAATGAACTTTCCTTAAAATTAGGATTAAGTCCGGTAGAAATAGAAGGAACAAAAAATGGTATTTGGTTAAAGCATAAAGATATTAGCTATCCAACCGGAGTCAATCAGGGACAGATCGATATAATGTCTTTGATAAAGTTTGTGACAAACTATTCTGTTTCTAAAATAAACACAAATGCTGTTAATTTTTGTTTCTGGCAAGATAGAGACGGATGGCACTTTAAATCTATAGAAAAAATTCTACAGGAACAATCTGAAAATGAAAGTCCACCAACCTTCGATCTTAATACTGACGATCTCCAGGGTTCAGAACAAAAATTAAGCAGAGTAATTTCGGTATCCATCACAAATCAAAATGATTTACTTTCTCTAACAAATAGCAGAGCATTTTACTCTCACTACATCTCACAAAAACCAAATTATAATGATCCTTACTTTGATTTTATGAGTTCGATTGAAGGGTTTACCTATTCAATAGTAGATTACGATTATCATAGAGATTTTGCCAAAGTAAATCACGTTGAACAATATAAATTAATACCAGAAGATGTTGATACTGGATCAATTTTAAACAAAAAAAAGAAAATAACAAAACCCTCACGATTAGCAACGGATTCGGTTTGGGGATTTTACGAATTAAATACTTTAAATAATCCATTTGAAAGCGGAATACATTATTCTGCAGACAGAGGGTTTGGAGCAAAACCTGATAATCCAAAAATAGTTTGGTGGGATTATGTTGATAGAAAAGAAGATTCCAGATGGTCAAATATCGCATGGCAACCCCAATTTGATATCACCGAACTAGAAATTAAAAAACTTCATCTAATTCAAACTAAAATTAGAGAACCATTGGAAGATAAGAGAAAAGAATTTGTAAAAATGAAAAATCTAAAACGACGGTGGGAAGTATACCGTTGTGTGGTTTGCTGCTTCAATGGTTTTGATTATGGAATAAAGGATAAACAACAATTAGAGTCCTTGCAATCGATTGGATCTGCTTGTGGATTTACCGGAAATCTTGGTTGTATAAATCCAGCACAATTAGGAATTAGTGGTGATGTTTATAATTTTCTTTTTGGTGAGAATGGAATCTATAAAGGAAACGAAGAATATAGAGTTGTCGCAGCCGGTTCGTTTACTGATTTACTAGATTACGATAAAGAAAATGAGTGTATTCAACACGGATTAACTCTTTCTGTAAATTTAGATGATCCAAAATTAAAAATCCCAACAGGTGTTAGTCTATATGATTATGATCCAAATACATGGTTAAAAAGCACTATAGGTGAATTTTATAATTTAAAGAACAATATACCAGAATATTTAAAATATGTAATAGATAGAGGATTGGCACAATATGATACCGAAATAAATAATCTTCAACAAAAGAAACAAATTGCTCAAGATTTTTACAATAAAGCCGACTTTTATATTATACAGGCAGATGCATGGATAGAATCAAGACTACTACCTTGCTGCGAACCATATCCTAAAAATTCAACAACACCAACAAATTCACAAAAAATTCTAGAATCTTCATCGTTTGGTAGCAATATTAGTTTTTCATCTTCGTTCTTGTTGGGCGAGGGTTGCGAGCCCGGGCAGGATCCCGGCGACCCTGGCGGCCCTGAACCCACCAAAGGCGGCGGCTTTGGATGTGATGATGGTTATAATGGACCAGGAAGATGCGATTTTAAGGTAGAAGGTTGTGCGGGATGTGGATTTTACACAAATGTACCAGCTTCAACACAACTAAATGATCCGCAGGCCAAAGGGTGTCATAGATGTTGGGAAACTATAATAACGCAAACACCACAAGGATATACCTTTGAGGAACTTACAGGAAGGTCACACTGGTGTTGTGCATCTCAATTTGATGTATGTTGCCCAAGACAAACAATTGAAGCTTCGCGTGAAAGAGCGAATATTAACTGTAAAGCCTTGCTCATGCGCGACGACGCTGGTGGGTGGTATAACCAAACTCCTGGTGGGCCGGTTGGACCATTTGGTAGATGCTATTCTAATACTCTTGGTGAAGCTTATTGTGAATCATTTGCCTTTGACGCCTATCAGTCGGCGTGTCTTTATGGGGCAGCCGGTGGAAACACAGATGAAGATGGCGATGGTATAAACGATAGATGTGAAGATCGGCCGATCTACTGGCCCTGGTATCCACAAGCACAAGACTTAATTGATATTTACACATGCCACGGATGGTATGCTGGATATTGGGTTCCTTACTGCTCTGTCGGGGGTGTTTCTTTTAGTGGTAATTATGATTTATGCGAAGAGGGCACGGAGGCTTGCTTACGACAAGGATGCACCGATCCATTAACAGGAAGTGTATTTAGTAGAGAACCTTCCGCATGTGTAGGATTCAATTATATTGATGGTCTTGGAGAAGTTCCACTTCTGGTACTACCAAAAGATGAAAATGGTAGACAGATGTGCATGAAATGTAATAATTTTTTACAAAATGATGTAGATATTGAATTTGATCAGTTAAATTGCTGTAATTGCACTTCAGATCAGTCAAAAACATATGTAGATTTCAACACCGACCCTGCTTTGGGTTGGTGTAGAGAATGTTCTAAAAACAAATTCATGAAAACACTAGCACAGTACATAGGTACTGAAGAAAATTGGTATTTTAGTTATCAATTTACACCAGGCGGCGGATCTGCATTTGCTGATATCGATGATTATATTGGACCGAATGGAAATGTTGCGGTATCAAGAGAGTGTTTACAAAATGGAGATTGCTACAATAAATTGTGTTTCAATCCGCTTTACCTTGAAGTAGAAAAAAGAAGAGCAGAGCAAGAAATTAAAATAATAGACGCAGAAATAAAATTATTACAATATGCAAAAAATATATTTGCAACAGGTCTTGCACAGAGTTTTCAACAACAATATTCCACTTGGTATAATAGAAAAGCATTTTTCTATTCAAAACTTCCGGGCAAAAACGTATTTACTGATCTTTCTACCGGTCTTCCCGGAAGCATCAACAACGGTAGACCAAATCCGATAAAAACACCAAAATCTCTATTTAATATAAAATCAATAAAAAGAAAATCAATAAGGGGTAGTAGATATGAATTGCTTTCTAGAAATAAAGGAATAACGGGAGCACAAATAGGACCTTGGTTATATAACATACCCCTCAACGGCAGCAGTAACCCATATTATTCACAAAAATATAACACAAATTTTTCACCAAATTCATTTAGAACAACTAGAAATCTTTTTTCAAATTATAAGGTAGTAAATTCAAATAAATTAAATGATTTTCCATTTTCTAGTAGATATGCACCAATATGTACTGGAATTGGAATAGTTACAGAAAAAACATTTATCAGTGCCCCAATAAATTCGCAGGTTGGATCCTCGGTTGTTTCAGCAGTTACTTCTATAGATAATATTTCTATATTATCTCAGGCCGATTTAGATGTCCTCGGTGGGGCACAACCGACCGGTTATCAACAAACTTTTAATTTATATAATATTTCTGCAAATTCTATTCCACCAAATTTAAAAATTGAACAATTATCATCATATGTTAGAGTGGAATTTGAAACCCCAATTGGGTTGGAGTCTATACAAGATTTTCCTGATGGTTTTATCCGAGATGCAGGAACTGAATATTTCTTACCATATCTTGTCTCGATTTCTGCAGGACCAACGGGAAGACAAACAATAAGAAATAATGTGGTTGTAATAGGACAAGATCCTTATGGCTTCGATGTTGCTATTAAAAAATCAAATGTTTATGATGAGGAAACGGCAAAGAGTCATGATTGGTGGAACGAATATAACAAAAATTTGAATGATACTTCACTATCCAGTAATGGGATGGAATTGTGGCCAGAAGTTGGGTTTGAGACTGTGTTCCCATATTATGTTTCAGAACCAAAGGGTTGGTGGTGGAACAGTAAATGGCACCATGGCGAGAACCGTGTAGATATACAAAAGGAAGATGTAAATAGTTACGATTGGTACAATGGTCGTTCTGCAGATGTTGATCCAGAATACAAAGAGAGTGCTCATGGTAGTGGGTATCTTCAGTATTCTCATAGAAAAATAAAACCACATAGATCATGGTGGTCATTCCATATACCGAAAAATATTTTCATTCCCCAAGAACTATTCCATGTGCTTTCTAAAAATTTAGGAGATATAGATGGAGACTCTTCCGGAATACTTGGAGATATTTTAGCGTATAAGTATAAAAAATATTATTGGTGGTATCCTGATGAAATGGATCGATGGTTGCAATTAACACCTGAAGGAAAAAATGCAATTGCATCTGGTGGATTGAATGTGCTCAATTCTGTTGATGCAAATACTTCCTTGATAAATGTCCATAGTCCAGCAATTCAGGGATGGTTCACGAGCACAACAATGAATTGGGCCCAAGGAACAAATATATTATATAGACCAACACTGATAACAGAAGATGTATGGAAATATGATTTAAGTGGAGAGAGCGATTATGGTATGGTTTCGCCCCCAACCATGAAACCAAATTATGATCTTTTTGATAATAATTTCTCATCTCAGTTTTTAGTCTTTACTAGAAAATCTAAGATTTGTGAAGGATTTGTATGTGCAAATCCAGAGGCACCAATAGGATATAGTGGATGCCCACAAAATGATCCTTATTGCAATTGTCCGTGTAAAGACAAAAAACCCAAAGAACCAGAACCAAGTTACATAGATCTTTTCTGCAAATGGCAAGAACTAAAGGAATGTGAATTAATCAAGACAGTTCTTGGGGAAGAGTATCTTGGATGTGTATGGAGTGATCCAGATGCTCCCTGCAGTTGTATTTGTCCGTGTCAGAATAGCAAGTTCAAAGAATATCTTGAATATAATAGAACATATTCAAATTTCTGGGATACACCATTGGCAACACCACTCAATAGAGTTGCACAAATGACACAAATGAGCGCACAACAAATGTCAATCATGGTTCCCTATACTTCTATACCAAAGGTTGGTATGTTGATTAAAACTAATCATTACGGTGCAATTAGTCCAAGTTTACCAAAACAAGAAAAAAATACACACGGAAAATGGTTAATTACCGCAATCAAACATCTATTCCACAAGGATAACAGTGCGTCGATGGTTTTAGTCCTGAACAGAGATACCGCAGAAAGACCACCCGAGTATATAACTCCTGGTTTGGAAGCGTTGTATAAAGAAATGGTTGAATATGGTTAAATCTGATCAAAAATACTATAAATAATTTCAACTATGCAATTAATAGGCAAAAATCTTCATTCAGATCTTCCATTCTTTCTTAGCAGGAATTTATTCACTGAGGATATAAATTTAAAGAAAGATGGAAGTGCTTTACAGCAATCAATAATCAATATCACTTTAACTAATCTTGGTGAGAGGCCATTCTTACCAGATTTTGGTGGATCGATTTATGATATGCTATTTGAAAATTTTGATCCTGTTAATCCAAACGATGATATTAATCTGTTAGGATATAAGTATAGAATTAAAAATTCTTTAGACATGTATGAACCTAGAATTTTTTGCGAAGATATTGTTTTTAGCACAGAACCAACCGAACTAAGAACAGTATTAATTGATGTAATTTATAGAGAATCAAATAGTCCAGCATCAAAAACATTAAGAATATCATTAGAAAGGACCAGATAATTGGCAAAAGTAAAACCACCAGTTTTAGGTAGTTTGGACTATGAAGAAATAAAAACTAGTCTTATAAATTACTTAAAATCGCAAAATATAATCAAAGATTACAACTATGAGGGATCTGCAATAAGAACCCTAATAGATTTATTATCATATAATACATTTTACTATGCTTATTATATGAATATGGTTGCAAGTGAAATGTTTCTTGATTCTGCACAAAGAATAGAGTCCCTTATTTCTCTAACTAAACCCCTTGGTTATACTGTTTCTGGAAGAAGATCAGCAAGGGCAAAAATTTTAGTAACGGGTATAGATATTGGAGCAGCAGAATCTGCAACATTTCCCGAACACGAAACATTTTATGGAATAAATGAAGACGGATTACAATATACCTTTGTTAATTTAGAAACTAGTGTTATTCAGGATAGCGATACCCTATTGGAAGTAATTGAAGGAGAATTGGTTGTGGATTCATCTGCAATAAATTCCTTTGATTTCGATAAACAAAAATATTACATCAACAATGAAGATGTAGATATATCTTCAATAAGAGCTAGAGTAAAACTAAGCAATCAAGAAGACTATACTACATGGAGATTAGTTGGAAATATAGGTTCAAATTTTCAGACAGAAGATAATATCTATTTCATAGAAAGACTTTCCTCTGGGGGATATGCAGTTCAGTTTGGATTCACTAATAGTTTGGGTAAATCGCTCGAAGAAGGCGATTTGTTAGAAATACGATATGTAATTTCATCTGGCTCTGCTGCAAATGGAATATATGCATTTACGGCAGGAGAACCAGTAGGATATACGCCAGGTAATTTAGATGTTGGAACATCTTGTGATGAATGTGATCCATCTAATGGCGGTCTAGATCAACCCGATATAGATCTAATTAAATTTGTTGCGCCAAAATGGTTCTCCTCACAGGGGAGAGCGGTCACCAAGAGAGACTATCAAGCATTAGTTTTAAATTCTAACCTTGTAAATGGAGAAGATGACTTTGTTATTTTTGGAGGAGAAGAAATATATCCACCAAGATACGGAAGAGTTTTCATATCATTAACAGGGTTGGAAGAAGCAAATATTTCAAAACTTTTAACTATTCTTAAAGAAAACTCAGTAATAACCATATTACCAGAGTATGTTCAACCAAAAACAGTAGATTATCGAGTAGAGATTGCCTTCAAACTTAAAAATCAATTTCTAACACCAAGTCAAAAACAAGACATCGAAAACGATATTAAGGATTATATACAAAGAAACTTTATAGAATATAACAAGTTCAATTTAGAATTATATGCGGATGAAGTATCTCAAAGTGTAAATTCCGCATATTCTGCTGATGCTATAATGTCATCTGAAGATTTTTCAATAAGCATGAGGGTGGTTGGAGAACCAAATCAGGAATTGATCATAAATTCATTTAATGAATTTGATATAGGTTTAAGTGAAAATATAAAAATAACATCAGATATTACAGACAGCATTGGCAGAAATTTTGCGTTATACTTAGTCACAACATATCAGACAGATTTGACTAAAATGATTAATTTAAAAGCATATTATACTCAAGGGGATTTGAATGGTATAGAAATACAAGGATCATTCGGTGAAATTGATATAAAACGAGGAATTTTAAGAATTGCTCCGGTGGCCACAAATACCTATACTGTAATTTTACCTCTTGCTAAAAAATACATTAATGCGGGAATAAATGTAAATAACATCTATCTAACAAAGGTTATGTCTAAGGCATGATTTCCCTAATACAAGCATCTCAAGATTTTCAATCACAAATTGACAATTTTTTTGATTTAGTCAATAGTGAAATTGATATAAACACTGATACTTGTAATACCGTATTTGATATATCAAAATATGTTCCATTGTGGGTAGTTTTTGAAAAGCAAAAAATGGAATCTGAGGGTCAAAATCCCGTTACTATATTTGATTTTTTGCAAAAATATTATGATTGGTTATATTGCGATGAGTCCGATGGTGCTCGTTATACTTTATCTCAAAACTTATTAGATTTAATAGACATAGAAAAAACTAAAGAAGTTTATTATAAATCCTTCATTTCAATATACTTGGATGGGTTTGATTCTAATTTACTAAAGATAAACGGTGGTCAAATAGAAACGGAATCATTCATTCAATTTGTTAAAGATGTAAGAAAAAATCTATATCAGAAGAAAACCACACTAGAATCGGTGAAATATTTTTTCAATAAACTATTTTCCATAAGTCCAGATGATATACAAATTTATTACCCAAAACAATTAGTTTTGCGTTTGAATGGTGGTAGATTCTATAATGATTCATTCAAATTTAAAGGTGGAACTGGATCATATGAATCAAGGAATGATCTAGCAGGATCATATTTAAATGGATCCAGAATGCAAGATTCGGATTGGATTCAGGATTTTTCATACTTAATGAAAGTCGGATTGACTGCGGACATATATCGTGACACATATCTGAACATGATGCACCCAGCAGGATTAAAAGTTGTTTTTGAAAAAACAATAACCGATTATCAAGGTCCTGGTGATGGAGATATAGTATTTACAGTATGCGAGTCACCCCTAATTGGAAATTATTTTCCATATGGTTTAACTACATCTTATACAACACAAATAGGAACTGGGCCCGATGGTGTCACTCCTTTATATGGTTTAACTGCTTGTGTCGGTTGCGCTGATCCGTATGATAAAGAGTTTGAAATGCCAACACATGTGTATCCTAATTGGACAGGCGAAATAACAGCAAGTAGATTTTTTGATATAAATATCACGGACATGTTCCAGTTATGCTATGTGCAGGGGTTCACCAGTCCAAATTACGGTTTAACATGCGGCGGATGCCCATAATAGGAGTTTAAATGTCAGATGCTAAAAACTATGTAAAATCATATGGTAAAGATAATATCCAATATCTTTTACTTGGTACAACCGATTCTACATTAAATTCCAATTCACCGAAACTTTTTCAAAGTGCATGGAAAGATGCTCATCTCTCCGTTAAAGTAACAAAAAATGATGTAATTGGTGTTGTTCCAAATATATCTTGGAATAGAAGTTCGTATTATTCATACTGGAGAACAAATTTAGATACAAGCACCAATTATTATGTTTATGTTCCTCAAACTAGATTAATATATCTTTGCATATCCAATAATCCAAATAATAGAATAGATGAAGATGGAGATTATGTTTCAACTATAACTCCAACTCATAGTTACGGTAAGAGAACATATGAAGATGGATATACTTGGTTGCCAGTATTCAGAGTTAATAGTGATATTTTTAAATATTTAAGTAATGATTGGATTCCAATCGTCAGTTTTGATTTTCTGGATATCGAAGGAAATCAAGTAAATCAATATAGAAGAGCATTTAATTTCTGTTCTGATTATGGCACTGGTGTTTCTGGTAATTGTGGTATTTATTTTAATGAAGATACACAGTTAGCCATTTCCGACAATTCTTATGTAGAGTATTCCAAAGGAGATTTGTTTACAACAATACCCGGCATCTCTTGTTCGAATTGTTTTCATTTGTTTGATGGAAAAAACGACAAATACACATCCGTATTTTTTGGTTCAGATTCTGCAGATCTATCGATTTCAATTAAAACAAAATTGGAAGAGGTAGAAGATTTAATACAAACTAGTCAATTATCACCAAACTCGTCGTTTTACAGTTTATATGATCTATATGAAAATAATCAAATATTAGATGGTGCTATAATATCTGCATTCATAGATCTTGAAGGGTTATCTGAATCTGATTTAATTAGCACTGTAGAAAATCCATCTTTGATTGTTAATTCAGTAACAGGTGAAGACGCATCTATAAGACTCAAAACATACATAAATCTTTCTGGAAATTATGAAATAAATGGAATTGAAGTTTTAGATGGTGGTAGTGGATATAAAGATGTATTGATGGATATTAACCAATCTTATTTAAGTGGAATATCATCAAGTACACTTATGTCTAGAATAATAGTCAATACTGATCTAAATGATTATATCGGATTTGATCCATACACAACTTTAAATTGTTCAAATATTCTAACAAACGTAACAGTATATACTAGAGAGTTGGCGGATGAAGGAGTATTCATTCCTAATGAAATAAATTTCTATTCATTAATAGAAAATCCAATTCAAATTACTGGATCTTATGAATTTAAAGCATCAAAATCAACTTCTACTCCCTATACAAAAGAAATTAAGCCAATGTATACTGAATTTGCAGCATCTACTACTATTTCTGGCGGAGATAGAACTAATTTAGAAGATAAAACGAAGTGGTCAAATTATGGAACATATGCAACAGATAGTGGTGGCAAGAAACAAGATGTAAAGATAATTCAAGTTAGAGATCAATCCTCTAAAACCAGAATTAAAGTTGTAGGAGATTTTAAAGATGATGCATCTTCTATCAATATGCTAACGGTGAATGGTATCAATTATGTAATTGATTCCGTTATCACAAAACCAACACATATACAGCAGTTTTCAGGCAATCAATTGAAGGCAAATGTCTTTACAACCAGATCCATTCAATCAGATGATAATTCTACAAATGTTGCAAGTACATTTAGAATAATAACCCCAAAAGGATAATACATGACCATTAATGCGAATAGTTTTCCTCTTTCCATTTCACCCTATAAAAGTAGAATTTCTGGTTTATTGTTTCCGGGTTTGGCCGGGGATGCTGCAAAAAATTATCCATATGTAGCGTTTAAACCTGGATTTCCTTTGCAAGCATCGGAATTGAATGAAGTACAAGAGATGTTAATGACACAAACAAATTTAAATACTACATTTCTTGCAAGATTTTTTTCCCAAAATAACGAGGAACCAACATCGGAAAATTCTAATGCAGCTTACACTCTATACGGAAATGGTTATCTAGGTGAAGCTCCCGGATTTACAATTGTTTCCGGTTCATCAATCACATTAACATTAGAAATCGGTTGGATTTGTGTTGTGCTTGATGGCATGCGCTATTGGATCTATAATGAATTTAGAAGAGCAGTGACACTTTCCAGAGATGATTTTGCAAGTTCCTCCGTAAAATATTTAAAACTAAATCCAGAATTACTCTATATACCATGTTCCTCAGATTCATCAAACGAGGGTTGGATTTTAAATGATAATTCAGATTCAACTTTTGAATCAGGAACTTGTGGTGCAAATAGAATAAGAGTAAGACTATCCGATACCCCCATAACTGTGGTAAATTCAGCTCAGAATAATTGTGTGTTAAAATTAGATTCTTCTTCTAATGGTTCATTTCTTGATATCGAAATAACAGATCTTTCTGTTAACAGATTATTAGATACAACATATCAGATCTAAAATGCCAATATCTTTATCGGATAATCCTCTATTAACACAAAACTCATATCCATTGAGTCCTTGGCCTCTTTATGGAAGAAAATATGAATCTCTGAATAGTAGGCACAATTTTTTTATGCAAGGATTTAAACCTGGAATTCCATTGCAAGCAGCAGAATTAAATGAAATTCAGGAACATCATTATTTAAATCAATCTTTAAGTTTGAATTTTTTTACACAATGGAGAGTATATAAGGGAGAAGATGAAGCCACTATTCAGGAGTTGACTGGAGATTCTTTGAGGTTTTTAGAATTTCCTAACATAAATTATCATGCTTACCCTTTATTCAAAAATAATCAAATAGACATTTCTGTTAGTTCGGACAATGTCACACTCATATTAAGTCCCGGATGGTATGTTTTTCCTATAAATTCAGTTGCTCATTGGGTTTGTTTATTTGAAAGTAAATTTGTTTCTGGACTAGTTTTTTCCGGAGAGGAAAGAACCTTTTATTTAAAAATTGATTACAGACTAGAGGAATGTTCAGAAAACCAATCAGATATTGGTTATTTCTTTAACGATAGATCAAATAGAACTATAAATCCAATAACAAATGGTGCAGATAGAATAGAGGTCGAAATAACCTCAGTAGAAAATGAACAAATGGATAATACCATTGCTCTTTGTACAGTGGAACATAGCGAAAACAACTTTTATTTAAGATCTATGAATAATTATCTCATGCAAACAGTAACAATAGAATAAAGGCATAAATAAAGATTGAGGACAATAAATGGCAATTACTAGAGACACAATAATTGGGGATTTGGGAGGAACTGCTAGTTTCTTTGATTGGTGGACTAAAGAAAATACAGAGATCATCGAAAAACTAAATCTCCTAAAGGTATTCGGATTATCTGCCGGATCTGGTATTGGCGTTACGAGTAATTCAACAACCGGAGTATGGACTATTAGTTTCGGTGGATCGGGCCCAATAACCACTGATATTACATTTTCTGGTAAAATTAATTTTGATGGACCAACAATCCTACCAAATGTTTCATATAAGATAACAGGGGTAACATCAGGAACCCCCGGATTTACATTCGGAACTCCAGTTTATTATGATTCCGCCGTTGGTTATACTGCATCAAAAGCAAATAGTCAACAGGGCGGTGAAATGATTGGACTAATCACCCAAAGAACAGAATCCTATTCTACCGTAACAGTTACTGGTAAAATTGATGGGGATTTTCAGGATGTGCTCGGCGGTGGTGGGGCTACTCTAAGTGCTGGGTGTGTATATTTCATTAGCGATTCCAGTACTGGTCGAATAACAACAACCGAACCAACAACTAGTGGAAGCGTATCTAAACCTGCACTATATGCAATCGGTGCAACCTCCGGTGTCGTCTTAAGCTATAGAGGAAATTATTTAGATTCTTCCGGTATAAGTGGAGCATCTGGTGGTAATAGATTCTACATCTCCATTCCAACAGCAAGTAATCCAGGATTTATAATGAATAGTGTAGTTTCATATAATCCTTCAGTAAATTCGTCTTCACTGGACTCATATCTTTCCACTAGAGGCGGCAGACCAGCTTCATATTCTGGATGGTTTTTAAGTAGGGCATATAATTCAGGTGATGGACCTGATACTGTATTCAATGGAGCAGAAGAAGATTATGTCGTTGGAATCGTTGCAGATGTTATAAGTAGTGGTGGGGATGATATCTTTTGGATTGTTACACATGGTGATGTGGGAGAAACTTTAGGTGGTGTTGGTGTATACCAACTTTCCAATACTTGGAATTATACTGCTTCTCCATCATCTGGTCAAATTTTTAAATCTGATGCTACAAATGCTCCTGGAAAAATAATAGCATTCCAGTATGAAGCAAATAAATACACAGTAATTAATAGTCATAGAAAAGGATCAAGCACCAGTACAGCAAGTGTTGCGGCCGCTTCTTCTGGAAATACAGACGAAAAGATAAGTTTACAGAATGTATTATTGAATGGTGATTTTTCTATATGGCAAAGAGATGTTGGAAAAAACAGCGGATATACTGGAACCGAAGATATAGTTTTTGCAGACATGTGGAGAAGAGTAGATGGAATAACTTCATCTGCAACAAAGTATTTCTCTCTTGAAAGAAAAAGATTTTTAGATTCATCGGTTTCCATTGAAGGGTCGCCCGACTATTATCTTGAAGCAAAGGCATTTGGTTTAACATATTCAACACTAGATACTAATCGCCTAACATTTGGTCATGTAATACCAAATGCAAAATCTCTATTTAATAGTGATGTTACTTTTAGTTTTTATGCAAAATCAGAAACAAATGGATATAAGATAAAACCGTATTATATAAGATACAATAATTCTGTTTCACTTGATTATTATAGTTTTGAGGAAATATTTTTAACTACAGCATGGGCAAGACACGATGTCCATATGACTATTTTCTCGAATGCAGGAATAACACCAAGAGAAGATGATTATCTAGAAATTGGTTTTGATTTCTTCCCAATAACAGAATCAGTTGTTGCTGCTGGTGCATCTACTGATTTGAATGCAAAGATTAGCATTGCTTCAGTCTGTCTGTTAAATGGTCAGCCCGCACTTGGCAATTTTAATCATAATCACGGAAACATTCAAAGCAGACTATTAGAGTGTCAAAAATATTATTATAGATCCTATCCATTGGACAACGAAGATGGTGATAGTACTATGATTACTCCACAAATTCCAGAATATGGAGTTCCTAATCATTTAATGTTGCCTACTCAATTCTGTAATTATTATTCTTGGCCGACAAAGATGAGAACCACTCCAACCGTTTCAGTTTATTCTCCATCTAGCGGAACTGCTGGTGCATTCAATGAAACCGCAGGAAGAGACTGCAAGAATAGTGGAGGAACTGTTGGGTATAATGGATCAAATAGACTGGTGAAAGCAGGATTTCCAGTTATAAGTACTAGTGCATCTCCAACAGGAATTAAGATATGTGCAGAGCAAGGTATAGTTTTATATGACCGTATTTTCTACCATATAGTAGCAGATGCAGATTTCCCACTACCAGATTAATCAAGAGGTAAAAAATGCCAAGTTGCGGTAATAGTTCAAATATTCTTTCAACAAATAATAATATAACCATAACATCCGGGGGTGCTGGTTCTAGATTGATATGCAATTTGACTAGTGGTTCATATGAACCTGGAATAACCGCAGGGGATGCAATATATTATAATGTTGCGGGAGCTTCATATTATAAATCACAAGCAGATGATCAAGTTCGTGCTGAAGTTTTTGGAGTAGTTGAAACTTACAATTCAGATGGTAGTTTGAGTGTTGTAATTTCCGGATCCATCGCTCTAGATAATGCAGTTTTAGCAGATTCAGGATTAAATGGTCTTTCTGGTGGAAAGGATATTTACTTTTTAAGTGGACTAACCGCTGGTAAATTAGTAGATGTTGCACCAACAGAAGTGGGACATATTGTAAAACCAGTATATCAGAAATCCCCACACGGATCATATAGCGGAATAGTGCAAAATTATATTGGATATGTAATAGGTTCAGATACAGTTGCAACCGTTGCAGATAATTTAACTGGAAATATAGGAACTTTAATTCTGGTTCCAAACGGATATGATGCTCCAAATAATTATTCTAAATGCGACGGACAAACTATAGTAACTGTTTCTGATAATCAAGAATTCTTAAATAAATTCGATTTAACATTACCATATATCATGAAAGTAATTCCATATAGTGCTTCTGGTTCAACAAAAACACCAGATAGAAAATGGATCGGTTCAAAAATTGCTGCAGACTCAAGAGCATTTGCTGCTACACCGGATAGAGCAACCTATAAATTCCCAACTGTTACATGTTATGATGCAGACTCCACATATTACTATTTCAAAGTAACTCCACCAAGATATTCATATAATGGATCAAAACCAGCCTCAAAGATAAATACATCAGAACATATTCTTTCAAATGCATCAAATAAACCAGCAGCTGGGTTTTCTCATAACTGGTTCTTTTTTGATGGTTTAGATAGCACTGAAAGATTTGGTGGTTATTTTTATGTAAACACTAGTTTTGCTTTACATGGATTGGTTACTCCTAAAATATCATTCACAAATAATGTATTTTCTTATGGATCAGAGAAAGCTCAATCGTTTTCTTCTTCGGCCCAAGAAGCCAGTCCGATACAAGTTTACATGAAAATAAAGGGAGAAAGTTCTACCTCAATATATGTTCCAGATGAATTATCTGTAGATAGAATAAATGCAGACACTTTATATCTTTCAGATCAAAGTCTAAATACATGGAAAACATCAGTAGATGCAGACATAGCAGCAATTAAAGCAATTCTTAGAATAACATAAGGTTAAATATATGCCATCATCCAATCCAGGAAGTAGTAGATTACTTCTAACAAAAATATACAGGGTGGTTGGTTTTACTGGTCCTCGGGGTCCAACTGGTAATACAGGCAATACTGGTAATACTGGTAATACTGGTTATGGAGCTACCGGGAATACCGGACCAAGTCTACAAAATGTTCAGTATATAAATCAAAGAATAGTAAATTTCTATGATACTGGGGAATCTTTCCAGACTTCAGATGTCATACTAGGTCCAACTGGTTATTATATGGTTGGAATATCTGGTAATGATTTGGGTTCTAACCCAAATATTTTTAGATTAAGTGGTGAGTTTCTTTATTCCGATCCACAAACAACAGATAGTGCAGAATATAGAAAAATAGTTTATCTTAGAAACATTTCAACTACAACTCCAAATGAGATACAATTTGAATATAAAGATGATGGAGAAATTGAACTAACTTATAACTTAATTGATATATCCTCTCTGAGAGTAAGTGGATCTCCAAATAAATTAGTATACAATCAACCAGGAAACACACAAACTGGTATAGATGGAACTTCATATGATTCTAGCAA